GACCGGTAGCCGCCGAGGCGTTGGTGTAGCGCAGTTCGACTCTGCGCCGCCTCATCGAGTCGAAACCCGCCATCGACTCCGGTTAAACAATTGGTGGGACAAACCTATGAACCGACGAAGTTCAACCCCAGACGAAACGGTACAGTTTGCAGGACTAACCAGCCATAACAATGTCGAACTCAGCGAGAAGGCAGCAGACGCAGCCAGCGGTGATCACAGCCGAGACAACGGGTTCTACCCCGACGATATGCCCGACACCTCGCTCGCAACAGCCATCCGTGGCCTTGAACGAGCAGAAGAAACGGGCAACGCGTGGAAGATTCCCGAGCAGGTCGCTCGCAACATCGACGTGGACGAACTGAGCGACGACACCCCCGATGGTGTCACGTTCCACGAAACGATGGACGGCAACGTGTTCGTTCAAACCGACCGGTTCCAGTCGGTGATCTCGCCCGACAAGCTCGAAAGCTGGATTCAGGGTGATGCCCGACGGGACGACAACAACCAGTGGATCGACCCCCTGTGGCACAACCCGACAAAAGACTACGCGATTGTCAACCCCCTCGACTTCTACGGCCCGCTCGAAGAGGCCATCCGCGAGGAGGAACTCGGGGACGCCGTGTTCGGGGAGATCCGCACCTACAAAGGTGGCGGTGAGGTTCACATCGAGATGCTGTTCGATGCCTTCCGCATTGACAACCCCGGAGCCGACCCCAACGTGGCTACCGATGGGGGCGAGTCGGGCGGCCCGATCCTCCTCGGTATCCGCACTGGCTACGACTACTTCGGTGGAACAGCCATGTACGCCGAAGGGTTCGCACAGGATACGTGGTGTTCCAACTCGATCCGCAACGTGACCGACCAGAAGTCGCGTCGTCACGTCGGTGAGCCATCGGAAACCCGCGAATGGTGGGACGAGATTCTTGCCGACATGGATCTCATGACTGACAAACTGGCCGAAGTCATCGAGACGGCCAACCAGATCGACGTGGACTACCTGAGTTTCGAGTTCTCGGAGCTTGTGGGCCACACCGACGACCTGCAAGCGTGGTTCGAGATGGCGGGCTTCCCGTCGTACCTCGCCCGTGAGGCGTCCAGTCACGTTCGGAGTCGTGCCGACAACCAGTTCCTCCCCACCATGTGGGAGATGCAGAGTGGGGCAACCTACGCCATCACGCACCACTACCGCGGTGGGGAGAACACCAACCGCCTCAACGAGTTGGTATCGGCGAGCAACGACATGATCATGAATCCGGCGCAGGCCATCGACCGGACGGAAAACAACGCCCAGCAGCGCGAAGCCCGACAGCGGGCTGCCGCCGAAGATGAGGGCGAACTCGATGCCATGTCCTACGGGGCAGCCGTCGAGAAGTTCCAAGCCACGGTCGAAGACCAGAAAGAAGAGTTCGAAACGCGACAGGAACAACTCCAAGAAATGTTGGTTGCCCCCACGGCAGCCGACGAGTAGTCGTGGCGTTCGGCTTTGCTGACGACCCCGACTGGAACATGATGCGCGGTCCCGATGAGATGAAGGTATGGGTCGCGGAAGATGGTAAACGAGTGGGGGTACAGATCGGCGAGCAAAAACGGGCGTTGTCACCCGAGGACGCCCGCGAGTTGGCAACGGGGTTCGCACGGTATCACCGTGAAAACCCGAAAGAAGCAACCGACGAGCAGTATCAGGCGGCCATGTTGAGGCGGGTCGCCAACCGCGTTGACAGTGCGACCGCTGCCGAAGAGTAAGACTCCACGGGGTTCACGGCCCCACGGCAGCTTTCCCACACCGTGTGGGGTAGTTATGGCATTCACTGACGCACAAAAGAAATCACTCGATCAGATCGACCGGTGTGGATTGCACATCAACAAAGGACAGCCGTGTGAATGTGGCGAAGACGCGATTTATGGCACCAAAGCAATTCCCAAATATTCCGACTCAATGGTTTACCAGCATTGTTGTAAAACATGCGGTAACGAGTTTGAGACATGGACTGAAGGGTAATCACCGTGATGGTCGTCGCGGGAATAGCACTGATAGGACTGAGAGTGATCATACTCCTATGCCTGCACGGTGGACTGCAATGCGGGGACGGGGTTTCAGATGCGACTGCATGCTCGTATCACGGTACCCACGGAAGGTCCGCAGAGAACGGAGCATCATCCAACGAGTCATTTGGACCGAGTTGTTCTAACTGTTGTTCAACGCAGGAAGGCGTGTACTCAATATCGGTGAGTTCCTGTACGGAGACGTTCTGTTCAGCAGTTGCGGTTTCCAGTGCCTCAGCGAGACGATTAACTTCCGCAGAATCAACACGGAATTCGCAGTTATGACACTGATACGTGTTGTACTCACCGTCACTGGTTTCGAAGAACTCGCCGCGAAGGTGCCCGAGTTGCGCGCACCCGCACATCGGGCAACAGTACTGGTGATAGTCAGAGTCACCACTGACTTTCTTCGGGTCAGTGTTATGCTCAGTACTCAACGCCTCTGACCAGAACGCGGATTCCTCCGGGTATCGCTCTACGGATTCGTAATCATGTGCATCGAACAGTTCGGGGATGTCACGAGCGGAACGGCGGTAGAACGCTGCGAAGCTCGGTCCGCCCCAATAGTCCAGTTGTTGCCGGAATCGGAGTTGGAACTGTCGAGCGTGTTCATCCTCCGGTATCCACGTGGCGTTGTACATGATTTTCCCTGTCGGGGCAGTGACGCGAACGATTTCCTCGAAGAGCACTCGACGTTCCTCTGTTGTGAGGTTCAACCACGGCGGGTCCCCGACGACCGTGTCGAACGAGTTGTCATCGAACGGTAGTTCGAACATGTCGCCGTAGCACGCGTACCCGTCGTACAGGCCGTCCGTGTCGCCGTTCTCACCGGTGATGCGACCGTAGATGATGTCTTCCCCGGCATCATCACTAACCGTTCCACGAAGGTCTTGCAGCCGGTCAGAACTACTCGTGATGGGTTCGACGTTGAAAGCTGCGTTGTCGGAGTCAGCGATGTCACCGAGATGTTTGATGTCCAGATTCACGTCGCAGATCGGACGGAGTCCCGGACAGACCTTCAACGACCGCCCTTCGATCTCGTCGTGGATGAACTCCGTAAATTCCGCGCTCCATTCCCAATTGTCGTTCTGTTCGTGTTCTTCTTCGTGCAGCGCTTCGCTATCGAACGCGTCAACAGGACGGTCCTGACTGTCCGTTTCAGCGTTGTCAGTGTAATCGGTTAGCTTCATGCTTGAACCTCCTCTCGGCGGTCTGCAGGCCCCGTGACGACTGCTGCTTCAGGATGCCGTTCCGTACTTGTCGTGACGGTGAAGACGTTCACGAGAATCGGGGTTTTGAACCCACTCGACCGAAGGATGCGAATGGTATCCAAGTCAACGTCATCGCTGGCAGGCACCCACCATTTCGCGTCATGGTCATCCGGTGATTCTGGCTGTAAGCCAGTCACCGCAACGAGCGTTCCACCGGGACGGACGATTCGAGTCATGTCCATGAACGGCGGTGGGCGTTGGAAGTACCCGCATTTCGGGAACAGCGTCACGATGGTATCGTACGAGTTTGTGCCGTAGTGGAAGCGTTCGTTCTTGTTCCGCGGGAAGTACGCCGCTTGTTCATTGTTCGGGTCATACAACGGTGCAGCGTACAGGTCCGAGGTTTCTCCGAAGTCGAGGTGGCCACCGAACAGCGTGGTTTGCCCGGCGATCGGGACGAGAGACTGTAGGCGACTGTCCTCAACTGCAAGCGCGAGGACATCACCAGTGAGGTGACGAGTGATCTCGGTCTGCAGGTCGTTATCCGTGACCTCGCAGACATCTTGCTGATGGAGTTTTCGTGTCATTGAATGTGATGTGGTTGGAATGTACAACGACCGGGGCTGACTGCCGTGTCGCCGAGCGTGTTGACAGTGCGGTAACTGCCGAAGAGTAAGACTCCACGGGGGTCACGCCCCCTCGGCAGCTTTCCCACATCGTGTGGGACTGAAGCTATGAAATACGAACAAATCAGTTGGTACGGCGGAACGAGACGGCGAACCGAGGAAGAGCGAGCGCGACGGTACAAACGGCAAAACCGCGAGGATGGCGACGAATGACTGGATTCAGTGACGCTGACTTCGATGACGGGTGTGTGATGGATGAACTCCAAGCCCGCAGTTTCTTCCCGTACAGCGGCGAAGATGGTGATCTGTTCCGAAAACACGGTGTCGCCGGGTGGCGCGTCTCAGTCTATGGAACGTACCTCGTTCGCATCCAAAAGAAAACCGGGCGGCGGAAAGGCCGGAATCAATGGACCACAACGGAGCAATGGGAAGTAGATCCGGAAGACGATTTGCCTCGCGAGCAGATCCAAGAGTTCGCAGATGCGCTTGACTCGCTCATCGAACATGGCGATCTTGACCAGTAAACCATGGCAACCAAATCAGAACGCGATCTCGAAGCCGAACTCGGCCCCAGTCCCAACCCATTCTTCGCCAAAAAGAATGAGCCGTGGGAAGATCCCAAGCTGATGTTGAAGTTGGACAAACGGCATGAATACCAGTATGAAATTGCCCACGTTCTCGGGGCGTCCCCGAGTCAAATCTCGTATTGGATGGACAAGGCGTATGAATACGACGAGTCGCAATTCGAGGAGGCCGCCGAACAGGGCGAGACGAAACAGTGCATCCACCACGAGGTCTGTGGCAACGAGCTAACGGTCGGACGCAACGAGGTCTGCCCGCAGTGTCTCGATCTGGTGCGCCACAACGACAGTGCAACCGGTCAAACAATCGATCCGGCAGATTCTGATTCCTTAGCCGAACACATGTCGGAGTTGTATGGCGAGTATCAATCGTGAATGAAACACGAGCCGCTGACAGCCGTTCTCAGCGCGTTTGGTCCAACCGAGTGTCATTGGTCATATCCAGTGCAAAGACGACAGCAGCCGCCCTGCTAGCCCGGTCACGGTGAGGCTGGCGAGTACTGCTCTGCACGATACCACGTCATCAGCTTATCGAACGCCGCTTGCTCG